GGGGAAGAAAGACGCGCCGGGGCGCTACGAACGGTCGCCGTATCAGACCCTCGGCCCAGACGGACGCTTGACCGCCGACAGCATGATCGGCAACCCGATTCATCCGATCACATTGCGGACGCAGGCGGATTCGGCGTGGCCGTTGGCGGATGCCGCCTTCACCGATCCGCTCGTGCGGCAGCAGAACACGTGGCGGATGCAGTCGATTCAAGCGCGCGACTCGAACGTGCCGCGGTTCCTGCACAGTGACCGCATCACCGAGGCGATCGACAAGCTGAAAGAGGCGGCGACGGGGCAAGGCGCGGCCATCGAAGACGAACTGATGGCGCGCGGCGTCGACAAGCTGATTCAGCCGATCCCGCACCTGGAGAACGCGCAGTCGGACATTACCGGCGAGCGGAACATCGAACAGGACATCGAAAAGACGCTCGGGCTCGGCGCCAACCAAGCCGGGAGCATCAATCCGACCGTGCGCTCGGCCACGGAAGTGGCGACGGCGCAGGCCAACGTCAGCGTGCGACTGAAGGCCGAACAAAATACGCTGCTCGAAAGCATCCTGCGCGGGATTCGCAAGTTCGATGCGCTGATTCAGCGCTACGCCGATCAACCGCAGTATGTGCAGATTGTCGGGCAGGACGGGGCTAAAGCGCTGGCGCTCTGGGATCAGCACACGATCAGCGGACGCTACGCCTATGACGCGAGTGTCGATTCCCAGTTGACGGTGGATGCGAGCACGCGGCGGAAAGAGTTTCTGGATTTCGTCAACTTCATGGCGAAATCGCCGTGGTTGGATCAGGGGGCGATCGGGCGCCTCGGGGCGACGGTGTTCGGGTATGACGCCTCGGAGCTCATTCGCCAGCCGCAACCGCCGCCGCCGCCACCGCCGCCGCATCCGAACGTGTCCCTCGCGCTGACGGCGCCGGATCTCGGGCTGCCGGAAGTGCAAGTCGTGCTCAAGCAGTTGGGCATTCAGCTCTCGCCGGTGCCCTCGCCGCAGCTCCAGCAGGCGATGGCGCTGCAGGCGGCGAAGAATGCCCCGCACGGAGGGGCGGCGGATAAAGCCGACGTGATCAGTAAACACAGCGGCGAAGAAACCGGGGCGATGCCGGGCCAGCATCCATCCGCGGCGCCGCCCGCGAGTATCACTCCAGGGAGAGTCCAATGAGATTGACCGCGCCTGTCAGAAAAGCACTCCCGACCGACGAGTTTGCCGGTCCCGACCGCTCGTTTCCCATCGAAGACCCGAACCACGCGCGCGCGGCGCTGTCGATGGCCTCCAACGCGCCGAATCCTGCGGTGATTCAGGCGAAGGTCCACAAGAAGTTTCCCGGCATCGGGCCGGCGGTGCGCTCGGGCGTGATGTCGAAGCTCACGATGGGGAAGAAGGGCTGCTAATGGTCTGCTCACGCTGCGGCGCGATGCTCGACGTCGGGGCCTTCCCGTTCTGTAAAGGACGGCCGAGCGACCATGACCGCGGGGTGTCCATGATCATCGGGGACGAGTGCGACTTTACGCAGGTGAATGGCCTGAAAGCACCGCGCCGGTTTCGCTCGAAACAAGAGCACAAACGCTGGCTGAAAGCCAACGGCTACGAAATCGTGGATACGCACGTGGGGCTGCAGGGATCGGACAAATCGCCGCACACGACGAATTGGGCGTCCACCTACGACCCGTACACGGCGGAAAACGCGAAGATTCTTATTGAACGCGCGTTCAAATCTGCGACAATCGACGCACCACCTGTGCAGTTGCATATCACGACCGATGTGCATGACATGAGTCGAGAGGAAGCGCGCCAGTATGTCCGCTGACGGTACCAAAGCGATCTGGACGCCCGACGGGATGAAGACGATCGGCGCGAAAACCGATCACGCGCGCGTCGAGTTGAAAGCCGGCGTCATGGAATGGATGCGGCAATTCGCGGATGTCGCCGCCGCGCTCAATCTCGGCATCCACTGCGGGCGGTGTGGCGCCGACGTGGTCGGCAAAAATGCCGATAGCGATCGCGTGTTCTCGCTCGCGTGCGGGTGCCGGGAATACATCGGATCGAACCGGGATTACTGGAAGAAGGCGCACTGATGCCTCAGACGTGTACGTGCCCATCGCCGCATCTGCTGACGCGCCCATCGGGGACCGTCGTGTGCGGACTCTGCGGAGTACCGCCGCGCGTGCCGCCGCCGATCAGACCGGAGCGGGCGTGATGCCGAGCCATCAAGAGCGCGTCAGGAAGAATTACGCGATGGCAGGTAGCTCAGTGGAAGAGCGCGCCGCTGTTAACGGCGTGGTCGCAGGTTCGAGTCCTGCTCTGCCAGCCTATCGCCTCGCCGACCGATGTGGGACGTGTGGGGAGAAGTTCAGTGAGTTCGCATATATCCCAGATTTGAGGAAGTCTGGCCGCTGGAAAAGCTGCTGTGACTCATTTTTCTCCACGATGAAGTAATACCAAGTTTTGACGTGCTTGCTTACTCCAGCCTGATCCGCTGGAGGACACCCGCCCATCCTTAGCGGGCAAGCCGACAAAGGGACTGCACGGAAAAGGGACCGCGCTAATGACTCGTAAGAGCCGTTGGCCGGTCCCTTTTTTCGTGCGTCCCGCATCTCGGGAAGGCGACGCACCAGACGCGCGCACGGGAACGCCACCAGACGGCGAAGAGGACGACATGGACGACACGACCACGACTATCGATTCAGCTCCCGTCACGACCGCTGAGACGACGACGGCCGCTCCCGCCACAGTGGAGACGTCTCACGCCGCGACGACGAGCCAGCGACCGACCGACGTGCGCAGCCTCGCCAAATGGATGGCTGCCAACGAGTCGGCCGCCGCCGATCCCACCGACGCCTCTGCGAAGACGGACGCGGCCACCACAGCGCCGGCAGACGCGAAGGATCCGACCGGTGCGACTCACCCCACGACCGAGAAGAAAGGGCCGATTCCCTTCGAGGTGCATGACAAGGCGCTGCAGAACGCGCGGACCAAGAGTGCCGATGAAGCGACCGCCAAAACGCGGGAGCAGTTCGCGCCGCTCGAACGGGCCGTGCAGTCCTGGCAGCCCATTGCGCAGCGCATGACGGCCGATCCGGTCGGCTTCGTCCGCGACTACATCGCGGAAGTCGCCGCCTCGAATCCGGCGATTGCGGCGCAGATGCGATCCGAAGCGGGCCGAATGCTCGCGGGCGGACGCAGCGCCGCGGTCGATGCCGAACCGCCACCGGACGTGCAAATCGTGGACGAACACGGGCGCGTCACCGGCACCACGTATTCCGCCAAAGCCTTGGCCGAACGGGATGCGTGGAATGAACGGCGGCTGCTCGCCAAAGTCAACGGCGAACTCGCCCCGATCAAAGCGGAGCGGGCGCAACAGCTGGCCGACGCGCAGGCCGCGGAGTTCAAAGCCGCGACAGACGCGAAGGTCGATGAAGTGATGGCGGAACTGCTCGACATTCTGGACGGCGACGACTCGCTCGGGCCAGCGGTCGAACAACTCATGACGGCGAATCCGTCGTGGTCCGCGCACAAAGCCGCGCTGGAAGTGCGCAAGACGCACATCGTGCCTCGGCTCGAAGGGAAGGCTCAACAGAAAGTCGTGGATACGTTCCACAAAAAAGCGGCCGGGAACACGGCGAATGGGACCGGGACCACGGCCGCCCCGACGCGACTGAAGACCCGCGGCGACATCGCGAAATTTCTCGAGAGTCACGCCGGATAGTCGCGTCACCAAGGACTAGCAGATGGCCAACATTCAGACGAATGGACAGAACGTCGCGGCGGCGTGGGAAGCCTACGTCGACAGCGATCCGGTCGACAACATCTTCGCGCGGCATTGGCTGCTCGAACAGATCCGCAGTTCCAGCGGCTTCGAGAAGCAGAACGGCACCGTCATTCGGCACAACCTGGAGTACGCCACCAACCCGAACGTGAAGTTCATGTCGGAGTTGGAAACGCTCACGGTCTCGCGGCCGGATACGTTCGACTACGCGGAGTACGCGTGGAAGTTCATGGGCTGCGATGTGCCGATGACCGACTTCGAGCGCGCGATCACCTCGGGCGGCGCGAAGAAGTTCGACCTCGAAGCGCGCAAGCTGGAAAACCTCAAGAACACGATGGACGAGATCACCAACACCGCCCTGTTCGGGGACGGCACGGGGACCTCGGGCAAAGCGTTCGGCGGCCTCCAGCAGCTCGTGTCGACCACGCCGACCACGGGCACCGTCGGTCTGATCAACCGGGCGACGTACACGTTCTTCCGCAATCAGGCGAAGGACGCGACGAAGACGACCACCGTGTACGACAACCTGCTCGGCTCGTTCGATCACGCCTACAACAGCGCGTCGAACGGCCCCGGCAAGGAAAACCCGACGTTCATGGTCTCGGACCAGACGACGTTCGAGGCGTACACCGCGAAGTTGACCCTGAACGAGCGCATCCAGCGCACCGGCTCGGGCGACAAGGGGATGACCAACTTCAAGGGCCAGAACATCCTGTTCAAGGACATTCCGTACGCGTATGACGCGGCGTGTCTGGCGAACACGGCGTACATCCTGAACGACCGCAACCTGGCGTTCGTGTACATGCAGTGGCAGAAGGGCGAAACGGCCGTGCGACCGGCGGATGCCTTCTACGACGTGTTCAAGGTCTTGACGATCGGAAATCTCACCACGAACAACCCGCGCCGGTTGGCTGTGGTCTTCAACTGCGCCTCGTAAGGGAGGACCCAGACAATGAATCTCTCGTATCACCCGCTCACCATCGGGCAGAACAACTGGGAATCGAGCGCCACCCAGAAAGCGAATCTCGGCGCGCGCGGCATCACGCAGGATGGTCGCGTCTTCCGCTACGCCCTGGCGGGCGCGGCGGATCTCGTCGCGGGCAACGTCATTCAGTCGCCCGCGATCATCGCCAACCATCTGGCGATGACCCCCTCCGCGCAGGGGATCGGCACGTTCAGCATCACGGCGACGTCCGGGGCGACCGCGGGCGCGGCGAACCTGTACGCCGAAGGGCTGATCGACGTGGACACCACGCCGGGGAACGGCTACGCCTACGGCGTCAAGGATCACTTGGCGATCGGCTCGGCCTCGCTGTTCACGGTCAATCTGTTCACCGATGATCCGCTCCAAGTCGCGCTGACCTCCTCGTCGCGCGTGGGTCTGATCCAGAACATCTACAGCGGGGTCATCCAGTCGCCCGTCACCACGGCGACCGGCGTGATCGTGGGCGTGGCGCCCTACATCATCAAGGCCACGCAGTACGGCTGGATTCAGACGGCGGGACTCGCCTCGGTGCTCGTCAACGGCACGCCCGCGCTGGGCTCGACGGTCATCGGCACCAGCGGCACGACGGCCGGCGCGGTGGATATCGCCACGGCGACGACCATCCTCACGGGGCAGCAGATCGGGATCATGGCGCAGCTCGGGGTGTCGGGCAAAAACAACTGGGTGCTCCTCACCGTCGGCGAGTAAGCCTCTGGGGCGGGACAGCCACCGCCCCACTTTTCGAGAAGGACGATATGGCGAAACAGACGACCGAGGAGACGATTCCTGACGCAACGCTGCCGCAGGTGATGGCCGCGCTCGCCGACATTCTGCGCGGCAATCAGGATGTGCAGAAAGCGCAGTTGAAACAGACCGCGCCGAAATCCAATGCGAGCGTGCCGCTCCGCAGCCCGTTCAATCCGCGCGGGGAAAAAAACTTCCCGATGCCGTTGCTGAAATGCGACGTGTATTGCCCGTGGAAGATGACGCCGACCTATCACAGCCTCGACCGAGAAGAAGTCGAACTGTTCAACCTGCTGGAACCCGGCGAGTATCCCGTGGAGATGGTCGACGGCTCGACCACGCGCGTGCATGTGGTCGGCGTGCGCGACAGCAACACCGGGACCCTCGAACGGCTCGCGCTGCTCGGCGGGAAGGATGACACGGGCGTCCATGCCGGGTTGTTCACGAACGAGACGCGGCACAACTTCCCATCGCTCAAGTCGATGCTGCGGCAGATGGTCGGGGAGCCAGCCGACTCTGTCCTGACGATGAAGCGCGAATCGGCGCTGATCGCCTCGGGTGAACTCGCCGTCTCGCTCGGAGAGTAGATGACGTTCGCCGCCATCCTTCAGGATCTGTATCGGCGCCATCGGTATCAGGAGACCCCTGCGCCCGCGATCCAGAAGCGTTTTCGCGCGTTCGTCAACGAGACGCACCGGGAACTGCTGGCGCTGCCCGGCTTGTCCCGGTTGCGCGACGACACGATCCCGCTGACGGCGACGGCGAACCTCTCACGCACCGGCCTCCCGCCTAGCGTGGCGCGAATCAACGGCATCGTGGATCGCGGGAACAACCACAAGTTGCGGCAAGTGCCGTTGGTGGAGTTCCGGCTGAACGATCCGGCGCAAGCCTTTATCGGCGGGCCGCCGCTCGAATATGCCGTCGTCGGGAATCAGGCGGTGCAGCGGCAGCCGGCGACGACGGGGCTCTGGGCCGTCAGTTCCGTGTCTGG